ATCAACGTGAATATCTTCCGATACTGGTTACATTCAACGTAAACTTGTGAAACTGATGGAAGATATTCACGTTGATCAAGATCATACTGTTCGTGATATCAACGGATGTATTGTTCAGTTCACGTATTCTGAAGATGGTATTGATTCAACTTGTGTAGAAAATCATGATTGTGACTTGGCTATATTAACTATGGAACAGGTGTACGCCTCCTTTGCGTGTACTCGTGATGAGTATAAGGCAGTATGTACAGATGTGTCTGAAGAACCTCCTGATCTAATTGAACAAATTTTGGAAGATCGTCGTATTCTTGTTCATCATGTATTTCGTTATCAGAACAAGACTGAAATTCGCGGTCCAGTACATCTTGTCCGATTGATTTCCAAGTATCGTAATCCTTATTCTGTAAAAACTGATCTGTCTCCTGAATATGTGGTCTCAGAACTAGAAAAACTATGTAAGACTCAGTTCATTCAATCAAATAAACTCTTTCATATTTTGTTGCGATTCTTTCTTGCTCCACGCAAGTCTATTATTCTGTACAGACTATCGAAAGAACTATTTGATGAACTTGTATCCGAAATCAAGTATAAGTATATTCAGTCTCTAGTTCATCCCGGTGAGATGGTAGGTCCATTGGCCGCTCAATCTATTGGCGAACCTACTACCCAGCTTACATTGAATACTTTCCACACTGCAGGTACTACTAAGGCCAATGCTACTCAAGGTGTTCCTCGTATTCGCGAACTTTTGGATGTATCTGAAAATCCTAAGAATCCTTCAAATGTAATTTATCTCAAACCAGAACTTTCTTTGTCCCAAGCTAATGCTCTGAGTGCTATGAAGATGATCCAGAAAACTACATTGCGAGATATCACAAAATCTGTTCGTATTTATTACGATCCTAATCCTGTATCATCGGATACTGCAGTTCAAGAAGATCGTGAAATCCTAAAAGATTTTGAAAAGTTTTCATTGACTCAGAGTACATGTGTATCTCCGTGGATTATGCGTTTGGAACTAGATGATCAGAAAATTGCTGAACGTCGTGTAATTGATATGACATTAATCCAATCTCGTATTGAAAATAATAAAGTTTTGAAAGTATTTGATTGTGTACATTCTGATGTGAATGCTCAAAAACTTATTTTGCGCATTACATTCGGTATTGATGTTATCAAAAACGCCTTGTCGCTCAGATTTGTTGAAGATAAACTGCTTGACACTATTCTGACTGGAGTTGATGGAATTGGTCGTGTATTCCCTCGTGAAGTTAATGATGAATTGGTGTATGATGAAAAAGTTGGTGGTTACCGTCCTATGAAACAACATGTTTTGGACTCAGAAGGATCTAATTTATTGGAACTGTTCACTAAAGAAAATGTTGATGCTACTCGTACATTTTCAGATGTTATTCATGAAGTGCTTGACGTATTCGGTATCGAAACTGCTCGCATGACATTGTACGAAGAACTGATGAAAGTTTTCGTTACAGAATACATTAATTATCATCACGTATGCCTACTTGTTGACGCTATGACGTATCATGGCCATTTTGTAGAAATTAATCGATTCGGTATGTCCAAACTGGATAACGGTGTTCTTGCTAAATCTTCTTTTGAACAGACGTCAAAGATCCTGTTTGAAGCTGCCGTATCAGGAGAATTTGATACTATGCGTGGTGTTTCAGCAAACATCATGTTTGGACAAGTTCCTCCTTGTGGTACTGGATTTGTTGATATTCTTGTTGATGAATCAAGAATGCCTGAAGGTGATGATGAAGTTGATGTTTCTGAAGCTGATCTGAAACACGCAAATGAACTTGTACAATCTCAAGAAGAGAAAGATAAAGCAGAAGGTGAATGTCGTCTAGAAGATATCGTGATGGCTTGGTAGGTTATTTAATAAATCTTATCAAATCTCCAACAAAAAACATTCCTGTTAAACCATCACCATTTTTACGAAATAAAAATAATACAAGAAATACTCCTCCAATTACAAGTCCGGTATACAAGATAGGATTAGTTGTATGAACTTGCATATACGGATACAACCAATACATAATTGCCCAAATACCACCTGCTAAAAAGAGAAGAGAAACAATAATATTGAGAACTTCCATTTACCATTTCTTAGAGTAAATTTTTACCCTAAGAAGTGGGTTTCCCCCGTTATTTACGAAGATATGGAAATTGTACATAAAACTCTTCACGTTTCTGAATAGCCTCATCAAGTTTTTGCTGAATTGTCAACTTTTTTGATGATGTACCTTTCCATTTAATTTTCTCTGTTTTCAAATCGATTCCAAACCTATCGCCATGAGCACCGTTTGCTTTCACATACCAAATATGTGTTGGTATCTCTGTAATTCCTTCAGGAAGTGTAGCAGTTCTTGCTTTTGGTTTTTTATTTAAGTTCTGTTGTGATTGTGTAACAAGACGCAAATTCTCTTTGCGGTTATCTAGACCATCGCGATTAATATGATCAATTGACATTTTGGCACCTTTCCCTGGAAACACGATATTATTCATAATAAAATTGTGGAGATAAATTAGTTTTGTCTCCCCATTTATTATTGTCTGAAGTGCTATGTAATGACCATTTGAACTGCTATACCACTGTCTTGCCTTAACTCTTTCTAGATCATCTTTATCAATTTTAAACTTTACATGATTTCCTTTTGAAGTTAATGTCCCTTCAATATAATCATCAACTTCAGTATATACTATAGGAATGCCTTTTACTCCACCTCCAAGTTTTCTTTTTCTGCCTTCATTCTCACCAGGAATATGAGTCATTGCTTGTGTCTCATATTGTTGGTTATTGTTTGTTTCCATTTTTATTGTATAAAAGTTAGTACCGTGTAAATCACTGGGCGGGAGCTTAGTTGGAATAAGCTAAACCGCCCATGCCAGACATCACACGAAGCACGTTGTAGTTCAGAGCGTACACACGAACCTGGGCAGTGGTCTGTCCTTGTACAGTGTTGACGGACACAGTGAGCTGTAGAGTGGCCTTATCAATACGAGAAAAGTTACAAGTTCCAGAAGGCTGGTGTTCCTCAGGGCGTAGAGCAAAAGAGTACACGTTGATACCCGTGGAAGGAGTACGGGTGTGGTGCTGGTAAGGCTGTACGCGATCGAAGTAAGAACCTTCGCGATCCGTGAAACGATCTTGGCCGTTGAGCTGTAGCTTGGCAACTTCTACAGGGTTCTTGCCTTCGCAACGTACACCAGATGCTAAGATCACCTTGGCAAGAAGGTAGTTCACGCTGGAATCGAAGGCATCGGTCATACCTGTAGCACCACTAGCACTTAGTTGACCAGGGAAAGAACCAGTACCAACTAGATTTCCACCAACGGCACGAGTGGCACCTCCACTGCTACTAGTTGCAGGGTTCACAGCTGATCCAGCACCAGAACCAGCATTGCGTCCTAGCAGAGACATGATCGTGCCTTCCGTAGAGAAGTCATCGGAGTAGTTAAAAGGCTGTTGGCCACCTACAGCGGATAGCCAAGTGGGGTTAGAGCAATCCACGAAAGAATCACGCTGTACTACCCATAGAAGTTCCTTTACAGGGTGGTTAAAGTTGAGCTGGATCTTGTTGGAAGAAGAAGTGATAGACTCAGCACCCGTGTACTGTACCTGCTCGATGAGGTACTCGTGGCTCTGCTGAGCGAAACGGCGACGCTCTTCCGTGTCTAGGTATACGTAGTCAACGTATAGAGAGCAGGCAGCCAGAGACTGAGCAGTAGGGCGCTTGGGTTCGAAAGCAAGCTCACCGTACACGCAGTTCTCCCAGGTCTCGAAGGTCACGTTGATACGCACTTCGTGGTACTGAAGAGCAATCAGAGGAATGGCAAGACCAGGGTTGCGGCAGAACCAGAACTGAAGAGGAATGTACAGGGTCTTGGCAGGAGTACCTTCGCGAGATAAGCAAGACTGAGTGATTTCAGTGGAGCTGCAAGTGGCATCTAGAGGCTCACCGCCAGCAGTCTTTAGTAGCACTAGGTCGTGGGTGTTACCTACTAGAGCATCTAGAGCGGTGATCTGGCCAGCATCAGTGGATAGCTGGGTCCAGATCTGCATCCAGTCACCATACTGACGATCAATACGCTGACCACCAATTTCAAGCTCTACCTGGTTGATCAGACGGTGACCAATATAGCTCACCCAGCGGAAAGAGTCAACACCAAGGGCACTAACGCCAGCGGTGGACAGACTGATCTGGGGAAGTACTACCTGTACATACGTGCGGAACATTAAGTCAGCGTTACGATTAATTACGGCAGTTACACGCTTGTTGAAGTCTGCCTGTCCGTTGAAGGTCACTTCAATGGATTCCATGGCAAAGTTAGTATGGCGCTTGTAAAGAATCTTCCAGAAAGTAATCTGGGGATTACCGGAAATGTAGATATCCTGAGCACCATACGCTACTAACTGTAGAAGACCACCTGCCATTGTTTATGTCTTACGGCGAGAAAAAAATATGCACAAGAATTAATGTTCTGGTACTACCCGACGACGAACCTTCTCGTGAATACTTTTTTGCGTTCTCTTGTTGTATTCGGAACTCTTGTCTTGTGTGGAGTTTCTTACTATAATGCGTATTGGGCTACCATTGTACATGATATTTTCTCCTTATCTTTAATGCCCCGTTGATCCAAAACCTCCAGATCCACGAGAATCAGGTGCTGGCGGAAGCTCATCAACTAGCTTGACACTCTTCCATGGCATCCAAGATTGTCGACACAATTGAAAATAACGAGTTCCATCTCCAATAAAAATATGATCAGAAGGCTCAATAACATCAACCTTTGCTTTCAGGGTTCCACGATAACCCATGTCAATCAATCCAATAGAATTAGAAAGTCTGAATGGTGAATTAGAAATAGATGAGCGAGGAACTAGGAGTAGAGGGTACGGATTACCATCGGAATCTGTTGCTGCGACTGTGATATCAAAATCAAAAGTTATCTGTTTAGACCATGGTCTAGATTGATTAATCATAGGAATATCAAATCCTGAATCAGTTGGTCTCCGAGAATTGATGAGGTTCTGAATGTGTACACGCATCTCGGGATTATCAGTTTTAATATGTAGCATTTATGCTATATATCTTGATCTGTTAAAATCTGTATGCTACCAAAAAACAGAGTACGGCAGAGGTTTGAATTATGAGAAGTTTCAAGGATTCGTACAGAGATAAACGTCCCAGAGAAAAGTTTAAGAGAACGAACAGCGGATTGAAATGTACCATAGATTGATGTGCGATTAACATAGCAGAGGTATACGCTAATCCGATAAAGTAAGGATTATTATGTGTCAACATTGCGGTAGCGCATATAAGTAAAACTCCCATAAATTCCAAAAGTTCGGGAATCATTTATATTTACATGTAATATCTTTAGTAGAACAATGCAAACGGTACTTTTTTTACTGTATAATGACGAGGATATTTCACAATTTAAACATCCAAATGTGATACCTGTAAAACTAAACCAAACAAAATATTTCGAATCTGAATTTTTTCGTATGATAGAATCACTTCCACCAGCAGAAAATTACGGAATAATTACACCAAGTCTCTTCAATAAAATGACAGTAAAAATGAGTTTAGATCAATTGATTACAACAATGCCAAATCCGATAATAAAATTGTATGATGTACATCCTAGGGTTGGTTGTTACGCTCTGGCGTCATATTATCACGGTGAGGCATTCTCTAGAACATGGAATTGGATGTTAGATCAACATGGAATTTCTCAAGAAACAAACTCCAAATATGCCGGGTTTTATGCTAATTTATGGATTGCCAAGAGAGACTTCTTTATAGAGTTTCTAGCATTTGCTAAAAAGACTATACAGATGTTGGAAAATGCTCCTCCTGAAATTCAAGAATTATTGAACTCAGATTCAAAACATGTTGGATCATTATGTGGAACTGGCAAACTTAAGGAAAAATTTGGATATGACTGGTATCCGCAACATCCATTTATTATGGAACGATTGATATGTCTTTTCACATTCTTAAAGAGTTCTGATCACATGTAGAGCATCGTACTGAGGAATTGGACGATTCGTTCCAATAAAATATAGATCAAAGGCAGTTGTATGATAGTAAGCAGCTTTATTTGTAAATCCAGAATGATCAATATCTTCAATTGTTAGATTTTTATAGTAGTCTTGCCACAGTTCTTGTTTTCCTAGTGTAGCATAAGAATCTTGTGGACTTGTTCGGCGAGTTCCGTGTTCTCTTCTATTCGTTGATGCGCATGTAAAAAAGAAGAGACCATCGGGTTTCAACATTCTTTGAATATTGCGAATCGATTCTACATATTCTGGATCATGTTCAAAACATTCAGTTGAAACAATAACATCAAAATAACCATCTGGAAATGATAGCTCTGATGTTTTTCCAACAATTGTGACATTTCTTGCAGCAACCATATCATTGCCATGGTATTCTGATTCTGGATGAAATAAAAAACGATTATTTCCGTTTATATCTCCAGATCCAACATCCAGAACTTTAACTGGATTAGTAAAGATTTCAGGAAAACATGACTTTACAAAGACTGTAAACAGTTTTGCTTCGAGATGCATTGCGTCTATTATATAATCATTATTTAACTGTTTAAATTAAACATGAAATCGTTAGATCAAATTTTTAACAAATTCAAATCAGATAAACGTAGTAATGAAAATGGACACAATTATACGAGACAATACGAAGATATTTTATTTAAATACAGAGAGTTACCTATTAAATATTTAGAAATTGGAATTCTTAACGGCGAAAGCCTCAGAGCTATGCGAGAAGTGTTTTCAAACGCAGAATCTATAGTTGGATTAGATATAAATAAGGAATGTAAAAAACATGAAAATAATGATAAACATATTTTTGTAGAAATTGGAAATGCGACAGATTCGGGATTTCTTTCTGATATAACTAAAAAATATGGAACATTTGATGTTATTTTAGATGACGGTTCTCACGTAAATAAAGATGTAATTAAAACTTTTGAAGAGTTATTTCCACTTTTAAATGATGATGGGCTATATATTGTTGAAGACACAATTTGTTACAAATCAGCCAATTACATCGATAGAAGTTATCCAGATCATCTTTCTTATTTTTTTCAGTATACAAAGTTTTTAAATCAATGGAGATTTGATTCAACCGAAGGTATAAAAGATAACTGTGTAGATCCATTCAAGATTCAGAAAAAAACATCCAATATATTTGAACAATCGATTGATAAAATAGAATATGGTTGTTCATTTATAGCTGTTCATAAAAAAGTGAGAAAGCATTGGATTTAATGTCTTTTAGACGATAAACTTACCGACATTTTATTACTGTTCACTAATTGTTTTATTCAAATACCAAACGAGGAACGATGTGCATAGCTTCTAATTCTTGTGTCCATAATTTCATTGCATAAGGAATTGTTTTTTGTTCGAATTCAGTGCGTACACCACACGTTCCGCATTCGTACAATGAAGCTTCTCGATTGACTACAGCCATAACTCCACAATTTTTACAAAATCCTGTACTAAAAGGATCCGAAACATCCATTAGGCGTTCCTTGGTAAACATGGCAGTACCGTGACTGAGCATACAATCACGTTCCATTTCTCCTACACGTAGACCACCATCACGTGCTCTACCTTCGCAAGGTTGACGAGTCAAAGAAACAATAGGACCTTTTGCGCGAGAATTTCCCGTCCATACCGGCTTTCCATTTCTTCGTACATAAAACACATTTCCAGGAACTTCTAGACAATATACTTTTCCATTAAACGGAACCATGGTTTCACTTTGCCCATTCTGTTGCTTATGATGTCCGTGATTCATCATTGGATTGTTTTTATGTTGAATGATTGCCATCAACCATAGATTCTGTGTAGTAAACCCAGAATGATTGCCAATGGTATAAGGTGTTCCTGCTGGAGTATGAAGACGCTTATTTGCTGACCACCCAGCATGCAGACAAAGGCGTTGAATATCATTAGCTAGACGATCGGATGAAGTTGAGTATAACATTGTATTTCCATTGCTTCCAGTATGACCATCACTTAACATTAATCCTTCAATTAGAGTTCTACATTGTAACTGATTGAGTTCCCAGACCCAGTCCGGAAGATACTTATTTGTTGCTCCAACACTAAAAGGTCTCATGTAATTTCTCAATTGTCTATTGGAAATATCAAGTTTACAAGAATCTGGGTAAAAGTTGTAAGCAAAATTTAGTTTTGGAAGACATACATCGAGTGTTTGTTTTAGCCTATCTTTATTTGCTGCAAAGGACACGTTTGTAGTAGTACACCAACCGTCACCAATCCACATTCCAAAGAATTTCAACCACGATGTCATGTCTACAGAAACTGCAGGAAAATCTTCAAACGCAGGAAGAATAAACTGATAAGCTGTTGTATCCCATTCTCCATTTTTCTGGTATTTAACAGTTTTTCCAATAATATCTTGAGCTTCATGAAATCCATATGTCCATTCACGTTTACGTCCGTATGATTTAGCTACCCACATGCGATGATTAGGTGTAACTTTTAAGTCAACTTGTTGAGAATGAACTTCATACATTTCACCTTCATAATCGTATTCGAATGTTTGAATAGGGTTTGCATAGATAACTTTTCCTTCTTGAAGAGTTGCTACTTTATCTTCCAATGTAACTTCGTTAATTGGTTTCCATCCACTCGTGGTTAGAACATCGTGATCATCTGTCATACAATGTTTTTTGTCAGCAACCATATGTTTCAGTCTCTGATAGAATGTAGGCCCCATAAAGATTTCTGCTTGCATTAGCTCTCCAGTCTGACCATTGTACAACAGTTCATTGCCGTACGAATGCATACCTAGTTTCAGCATATGTTCACGAAGATCTTCAATTTTCAGATGGGAATAAGGAGTTCCATCACCTAAGTTCCCGGTTTCAGTACAAACCTTGCCAAACATTGTTTCCATAAGTTGAGCAATTGTCATACGAGAAGGTACAGCGTGAGGATTCATGATGATATCAGGTCTTAATCCAGACGCTGTGAATGGCATATCTTCTTCATTCAGAATAATTCCGCATGTACCTTTCTGTCCGTGTCGGGAACTAACTTTATCTCCAATTTCAGGAACACGTTCAGATACACACCGCACTTTAATGAATGGATATCCTTCAGAATTTTTGTCCTGCCAGACTCCATCTACTCGGGCCGTTTCGGAACCTTTGTAGACTGTTGAAGAATCACGATACTTGTATCCATGTGGATCATGTTTCAAATTCGTAACTTTTCCGATCAGAATATCATTTTCTTTAATGTAGGCATGTTGTTTTGGCATACCAGATTCTTGTACAGCTTCATATGAAGAACTTTTGAATCCTTTTGTAGTTTCACGTTGCGGTCTAGAAAATTTCTCTTCTTTTCCGGAAGCTAGATTACGATGTTCTTCGTCTTTATAAATCGTGTAGTACAGTGATCTGAACAGGCCTCTGTCCAAAGCACCTTTGTTCAAGATTACAGAATCTTCTTGGTTATACCCAGAATAGATACCGATAGCTACAATAGCATTGTAACCGAACGGCATCTGTTCAGTTCCCAAGACACTCATCATCCGTGTCTCAACAAATGGACGCATAGGATTACACAAAATATAACCATTTTTATCTAGTCGTTTTGCGTAGTTCTTAGCGTACAATCCCATAGCTTGTTTACCCATTGCTGATTGATATGTGTTTCTGGGAGATTGGTTATGATCAGACATTGGAATTGTTGATGCCATATGACCCAAGATAAGCGTCGGATGAATTTCGCAATGAGTATGTTCAGGACCGAGTTCACGAGGAAACATTGCTACACGAATTGTATCAGATTCTGCCGCATCAACATATTCAATATTTGTTTGAATCCATGCATTCCAATCTTTCTTTTCAGGAGGAGGCATAATCTGTCCTTGCTGTACACGAAATAGAGGACGAACAATACGTCCACCATCAGTTTCAATAGCAAATTCAGAATCCAAAATATTCCATACAATATTTGAATGAGGATGTAGAATGAATGTTCTCTTTGCTTCTTTGAGATAGTCGTATAGACTTTTAGGATCTTTTGTGTATCCTAGGATCACACCGTTTAGTGAAACGGGAATACCTTCATAAGGTTTTGAAGACGTAATCCATTCTAGTCGTTCTCTGAGTTGTTCCATAATAACTAGAGAAGGTGTATGTTGAGATACTGAAGTCAACATAGATAAAGATTTCACAATACCTACTGAATGACCTTCTGGAGTTTCTACAGGACATACAAATCCAAATGATGTTCCATGAAGTTTACGTGGAGCCAGAAGTTTCCCTGATTTTTCTACAGGAGTTTGAATTCTGCGAAGATGACTTAGAGTTGCTAGATAGGAGATGCGATTCAGCACTTGCGAGACACCCATTTTTGTAGCCGTAGATCCAGTTCCAACACCTTGTACAGTGAAATTACCAGTAGCCAAAGCTTGTTTCAACTTTCCTTCAATAGTAGAAACTTTCAAAATTTTGTACAGATTATTCAAGTTCAGAACTTCAATTGGTCGTGGAGTTCCTTTTTTCCATGAATCATTATTGATTTCGTGAACGAATTTACCGCGAATATCTTTACATACTTTTTGGAAAAGTTGACGAAACAAATGAGTTAACAAAGCACCGGTAGAAACTACACGTTTATTAGGATACGAATCTCTGTCATCTAGCGTAATTTTGCCTTGATTGGTTAGCATCAGTCTACGAATCATTGCTGAAATTAGAATAGCTTTTCTTGCTTCCAATACTTTCTGAGATGACTGATCTCCAGCCAGGCGAACATGAGGAAGTAGTTCAGTCTCCAATAGTTGACGAACGTATTCTTTCTTATCTTCTTGAGGTGTACTGTATTGCAGATGATGACTCAGGTATTCTAGAGCATCATCACGAGTATAAACTTTGATATCAGCACATTCAGAGAACGAAGCCATCAGAGTATCGTATTGATCATGAGATCCCCAAACAAGTCGAGCAATTTCAGAATCAGTTTCAATTCCCAGAGCACGAAATAGTACCATCAATGGCAGGTCTTCACGAAATCGTGGCAGGCAAGCGTGCAGTGGATATCCGTACCCGTTAAATTTAGTTGAGAGTCTGATCTCCAATTTTTTAGGAGGCATCGTAAAGGATTCATGTAAAGATTTGAATTCTACAGAATAGTTATACTTGGTTGCTGTTTTCTTTCCTGTAAATACCATGATACGATTATCAGCTACCTTTTCTTGAGATAGGATTGTACGTTCGGATCCATGAATGATAAAGTAACCAAACGGATCTTGTGAGCATTCACCTAGTTCTTCAGGAGACAGGGGATAATCTTTCATGATACATAGTGAAGATCCCAGCATTACCGGAATCTTACCTAGTGAAATTCCTTCAAAGACTCGTACAGATTCTTCGAACAAACTTAGGTTGTGACCATGATAAGTTCTAGTCATAAATCTGACATCAACAAACATCTGAGATGCGTAAGTAAAATTGCGCATTCTGGCTTCTTGTGGAAACATAGGTTTCACGCGTCCAGTAGCTTCCTGAATACGAGGTTTCATATAAGTTACGTTCTCAAACGAGAGACGGAACTCATACTTGTATTTCTTTGATTCAGGATCTTGTTCATGCCAGACCACAATAGGATTGGTAGAACATACGATCAATGGAATCTTATTGCGAATAAAATCTTCAAAGGATTCAATTTGATGTTCCACGAGTTTACGTGGACCATTGCGAAAGAAACTTGAAATTGCTTCCCAGTCCATAGTATTGTACCAGATTAATCCCTAAATTGTTTCTCATCCGTTTTTAATAAATGGACAAGAAGATCGTGATCACAAAAATGGATGGTCCTCTACATCGTGAAAAAACTCCTAAAAAAAGTATCTTGAAAAAAACTTCTAAGATCAAACCTGTAGCTGATCCAGCAAAAAGTCCACCAGTGAAAAGTATGCGTAGACATACTATTCGCATGTTGACATCTAAAGGAATGCGTCGTCACCGAAAAACAACCAAACACAGGATCTCTAAAATGAAACCCGCTGAAATTACAAAGATTTTTTCTGAGCAGACAGACATCAAATTGAAACCTGAAACTCCTATTCACATCTCCAAAAAACTTTTAGATAACGCTGTTTCTGCTGGTTTTGTTTCTTTACCATAATTAATGACGACTTTATGGGGGCCATTAGGTTGGATGGCGTTACATTCAGCAAGTATAAATTATCCAGATAATCCTTCACAAGTTGAAAAACAAATCTGCTCGCGATTTTTGGACTTGTTTACAGAAACTATATCATGTAATATTTGTAAGAGTCATTTTTTACGTATGTTACAAACCTACAAGGTTATACATCCTGAATACTTAAATTCAAAACAAGATCTCTTTCTGTTTACGGTTCGTGCGCATAATACAGTGAATAGGAGGCTGGATAAGCCTACTGTAAAATCGGTATCCGAAGCTCTGAAAACATTACAACAAGCTACTAGTTTGACCAGTCCCGCAGAATATCGCCAGAAGTATATAGAGTATTTGAAACGTACATGGGGAACTGATAGAAGTGCCAATGGATTATTCGCATCTCAAAAAATTCGTGAACTTGAAAAAATTAATAATGAATATTGGAATCATCGTGAAACTTCATATGTACAATTCTTTTATGAAGCAGATGTTCTTGAATATATTACGGAAGCTGGTGTGAAAAAGACTTCTGCCGGATTTGCTCCTCTCGTTGGCGGACAGCCTAAAGTGGGATTTGGTGGAGGCCGATTAAAATTACGGCGTTAAAATAAATGCGCTTGATTACTCCGTTTCTTCTTGTGGGAGCTGGAGTATGTTCGTACTTAGTTGCGATCTACGCTAAATACATCACATCCGAAGAAGATGTTCTGGGAGATAAAGGCGATATTCTGTCTAAATATTTTAGTGCCAAACGTTACCAGAAAGCAGGAGATCCTCAAGCTCCTATCACTTCTTGGGGTCCTATCCATCAAGGGTTGGCAGCAATAACATTTTTGTATCTTGCTGTAGCTCTTGAATATGGTATTTTACCACCTGTAGTGAAATGGATGAAGATTGTATTTTTACTCTATTTGGCCGGTGCTCTATTCTTTGAATATCATGCGATGGCTTATATTTGGACACCTGAATTACGCGCTGAAGTTGTAAAAAATAAATCAGTTATTGATAGTGCCGCGTCTAAAGCTAATAAACATCACGCTGGAATCAATGTAGGTCCTATCGATAACTATATGACATCTGTACTAGCATGGTTAGATTATGATGGTCCTTCTTCTCTTGCTGTTGGTCTGCTATGTCTGGTCACAGCAGGATATCTAGGAGGCTACGAAAAACTTAAAGGACTTGTATTGAAGTCAAAGCGTCGGTAGGATGCCAAGGTAGAGACATAAAAGGTTTTGATTCCCATTCATGTTTTTTGATCCAGAGAGGTCTTGTTTCTGTATGCCATTCATCCTCAAATTTCTTATGACGTTTGAGTAGGGATTTTGCTGGTAAAATAAAAGCCAGATGTTTTGCTAGAGTCAGAGTATGTTTTTCTGGTTGTGATTCTGTTTCATAAAATTCCAGGATATCAGTAATTAAAGGAGCATCTGGATACGGATATACCCAATTCCAGTTAGAAGATTTATTTTGTTTAAAATATTCTACCGTCCAATGAAATGTTTTCCAGAATGCTGAGACAACAGGTTCCATATTTTCAGTACCATCCAAGATATGTAGTCCGTATTTGCGAGACACAGTTTTAGGATCAGTTCCAATAATGGTTTTTTCTTTACGCTTTGACAAAAAATTCCATTCTTGTTTTCCTGCTTCTTTCAAAAATGCGTATCTACCTTTTTCTGTAGTCAGGTCCGGTTGTACACGAGAATAGACATCTAGAGCGCGCTGATATCCTCCTTCACGCAAAGAAAATAGTCCCAAATTTGGCATAAAATCATTACCAAAGCAGAGAACGCATAAGTAAAGATACTGTTCACGGTCTATAGGTAATACTTTAGCTAGTTCTGTACACAGAAGTACAGAAAATTCTCCTTCTGAGTGGAGTTCCTGCGATTCACGAAGTAGCATTAGTTCCCCGGCTCCAGAATGATATACTGAAAGCAAGATAAGATCAGCGTCTAATCCGTACACAACTAGTTTGCCAGTAGTCTTTTTCAGATCACGAAATAACTTTTGTTCTCCTTCCCCTGCTTTCAAGGTTCCTGAAACCTCGACTGGATACGCTTTCAGGGCTTCTTCCAGTTTTCTCATAAAAGGCGTATCGGGAGAAATTTGGGTACGATCGAATAAACTCGGCTCGGTCTTTCGGAAACGACGGTATCTTTGCTGAACCATTTTTGCGTATGGGACTAGACCATCTAAATACAATATTGTCCGGGAAGCAGAACATATTGTCATAACAAGTTCTAATCCACGTAATACACTTTCGATTGGATCTGAATCGTTTAAATATTTATGAATTAGACAATTAAAATCCAGAGCCAGAATGTCTGCGTTGATCTTGGTAACAGGTTTGACAATTCCACGATGTTGACGAATTAGACTGACGTAATAAAAAGGGATGCCCATTGTTATGTTCAATTTCATAATATGAAAACGCTATATACAACAAATGTGGGAGTGGGCTCTGTTAATTCTATTTGTTGTGCTTGTCTTGTACGTCTACTCGAATATCAAAAAAGAAGGTTGTTCTCAATGCCCAAAAAACACGAGTAATAATAAATGAAACTTTCTCAATTTATGCTTCTATCTTCAGTAGTGTTATCTTTATTAGGAGGATATGCTGATATGACTGGTCATCGTGTATTCGGTCTTTCACGCCAACATTATTGGAGTGATGCTACTTATATATGTGTTCTAGCTATTGGAATTCATCTTCTCTGGCATAAATAAATGCCAGCTAAATGTGGAGCTGGCAAGACTCGACGTACTGCGTGGCAGAAAAAACATGGCCCAGGAATTGGAGAGTTACATCATGGCGATTTGACTTCTCGTGGTTATTCTGTAACTAAGTCTAAGACTGCTCGCCGATCTGCGTTGCGCCGGGTCGTCAAAGCAGAAGGTCCTTTGAAAGCGTTCCGTCAATTGAATGCCGTAGCCGTATACAGTAAGAATTCAGCTCCCACAAAAGCTCGTACTTTTAAAGCAGACAGAAATTGGGTCAGAAAAACTTATATGAAGTCTAGATAAATGTGGAGACTTCTTGTTGCTGCTGCCTTATTTTATGCGTTTGTTCCTGGTGTTCTAGTAACACTCCCATCAAAAAGTTCTTCTAGGAACGTTGTGATGTTAGTTCACGCAGTGTTGTTCGCGGTCGTCTTACATTATGTAATGAAGCATTGTAGATATGAATTTTACGGAAATCACGGTCCATCAGGTTGCCCTCCAGGAACTCATCCAGGTGTATCTCACACCGGCGAAGAAGCTTGTTTACCATCTAGTGGCACTCGTCAACATCCTCCTGGAAGCAGTCCTGCTTAGCTGACATATTAAGAAATAGCTCACGTTTTCCAGGACTAATTTCACGACTCCACAATTTAAATACTAGAGTATCACTATGAAACAGTGTCGTTGAACGAAGATACTCGCTAATATATCTTCCAGATGGAAGAAGACCTTCATATCGTGTACGATTTACAGTACCAGAAGTATACTCAAACAATCTAAAATTAAAAAACTCGCGGTCATTCATACGATTCATCGCTAGTTTTAGTTGATACAGATTAATCAGACTCAGCACATAAAGATCGTCTTCAGATAGATTCAGGATATTAGACAGCATTTTAATATAATAGTTTTCTTGCGTTAAAATAAAAATGTACCTGTATATGTTCTTGACCGCCCTCACGTTTTACCTATGTTCTCCTGGTGTGCTAGTAAGCTTACCTAGTTTAGGTCCTCTTCCTCCTCTAGCTGTACATGCTGTACTATTTGCTGTTGTACACTGTTTGATGCACAGAGCCATGCGCAAATAATTGTTATTAATAAATGAAGTATCTTCTCATCGGTCTGTTTGCCCTAGCCCTTTATATGTTCATGCGTCGTGAAGGATTCATGCCTGATTCTCGTGGAACTCATCCTTGCCCCGGTGATCATATTCCAGGAGGTCCTAAATATATTCATACGACTTCAGGAGATTGTAAGTTATCCACAGATGTTCACAATCCTCGCTAGGAAAACGGACTTTTGTAAGCACAACAGAAGATTATAAAAAATGAAACTCAATCCCAATCTTAGATCTTTTCCGCTCACAACTCGCAAGGCGATTTTACGACGCCAAGGAAATAAATGCGCGAACAAAAAATGTCATTGGAGATGTGCGTATCCGCTCTTTCCAATTTGGGCATTCGAAACAGATCATATCAGGGAATTTTCTCAGGGTGGTAGAACCACTTTGGAAAACGGCCAAGTTCTGTGTCGTGGGTGTCATCAAAAGAAATCTCGAGCGTATGCTTCTGAGAGATGGATAACCAGGATCTTTAAACAAGATGACAGGGCTATCAATATCTTGATGTCATTTAAGAGTTTCTAGTTAGACATACACAAATGTCTGATTTTTACTTGGTAAACATTAATCGTCGTGAATTCATTCTTATATGGAATTACGATGTTGGAAAAGTCTTGAAAGATTTGTTGAACAATGGATGGACTCTAGATCATGTAATTAATATTGACTTTGCTGATACACGTCAAGATTGGCTCCAGCGCGGTTTTATACCTCTGAATGGATAAAAACGAATTTTTGTACTGAATACTTTTTGAGATAAAAATGGAAGAGTATATTGAAGGCTTAGTCAACTCTGTTGTCAACGGCAAGATGTACGGTCTACCAGACTTTACAGACGATCTTCCAAAGGTTTTCGAGGCTTCTGATATGGATCCTCGCAAAGAATGGTATCGATATGTAGAATACCGAAAGGCAGTCAATCTTCGAAATGCTCGAAACTCTTTTATAGTTCATCGCGATCGCGAAAGACTTGCTGAAGATTTTCGCGTAGCTTATTACTTGGCTGGTGAAGACAAGAAGAAGTTTGAGAAGTGAGGAAAAACGGAAATTTTAAGTGATTTCTTTTTTTCTAGAAAAGAATGTCCGTAATAGGTCATTATGTGCCACAAGTGTGGGACTTACCTGACATAGACGCTGATGTTGAACTCGAGTCTCTCAGAGACGAAGATCCTCAAACAATAATTTCGTACGCTCCTGAAGAACCAAACCCTAAAAAGATTTATCAAGTAAACATAACTCCTGAAACTATTGATCGTATTGATCTGCTAGTTTCGGGAGGAGACAAAGATGATCCTATGTTTTCGTTCAAACTGGTTCCGTTGGAAGCTATTATCACCATTATTCCTGATCCCATGACATACAAAGAAGATAAGGACGGAGACGTCTTTAATGGCTTCTTTAGTGTAGATCACAAAAAAATTGTGATTCACAAGTTTGAAATTCCAAGACTGGAAAGGGCTATTGCCAACGGATGTACACATTTTCCAATGATTGTATATTTTAGCTCGCGTGAGCTATCAATGTTGGATGTTCTATATTAAAAACGGACTGGCTTTAAAGCAAGTCTTTTTTATCAAAGATGGGCTCGGTAAATTCTAAGTCTGAATGCCTTCAAAAACCTGGCCAATCTGGGAAAACTATGTATATGCAATGTAAGATCAAAGAGTTTGATATGCTTACTGATGTACTTGGTGGCAAAGGAGCTCTGAATGTAGTCATTTGTTCAAACAATAAAAAGTTGGTTGAACAAACTTCTTCACGAATGAACAAAGACTTATTTGATGGAGGCTCTGAAAGTGATTCAGATGATGTAATTAATGGCTCATGCTTTTCTTGGAGATCAGGAACACGCAAGAGTAATGTATCAGGTGGAGAATTGGCAAACGAGATCAAAGAAGATCGTGTGACAATGATTGTATGTTGTGCTCATAAAATACGAGTACGTTATTTGTACAACTTGATTACAGACCTAGAAAAATCCAAACTGTTTTCTAGAAAGATTAATATATGGATTGATGAAGCAGATGAGTCAATTTCTATTTGGTCTGATCCAAATATTGATGTAACTCATTTCAAGAAAGTTGAAAAGATAACATTGGTATCTGCTACATTTAACAGTGTATTCGCAAAGTATGGACGCATTCGAATGATTCCTCTGCCGGAAACTCATATGGATAAGTATCATAAGTTAAGCGAATGCTTGATCGAAGAAGATTGTACAGCCGGAACTCCAACAGAATACTTTATTGGCGTATTCACTAAAAATAAGGGTCGATTTTCTCCCGGAACAAAGTTGTTTGCTCCCGGAGATGTAACAATCAGCTCACACAATGCTATCGCAACATTTCTTGTCGATCAAGGATGGTCAGTCATGGTATTGAACGGTAAACGTAAAGTTATCCTGATTCCTGGGAAACCTGAAATCAAGATAGATAATCAAATTTCTGAAGAAGAACCCGAAGAAATTGGTAAAATTATGACACGAATTTATTATGATAATGGTCTATTCAATTATCCGTTTGCTGTTACTGGACAGATGTGTATTAGCAGAGGCCTGACTTTTCAAAATGAAGAATTCCTATTTAATTTTGGAATAGTTCCATCAATTGGTGATGATGCTACAGCCTATCAATGTGCTTGTCGTCTTGCTGGAAATATTAAACATTTTCCTGGATATCGACCAGCAACTTTGATTACAACTACAACAATGAAAGCTGTAATCTTGCGTCAAGAACAGGTTGCTACAAATTTGGCAAGAATGGTTCATCTAGAAAAGAAAGATGATGTAGGTGAAGAAGAACTATTGATTGCTGGTGGAATGGCAGGTGATGAACTAGAATCATATCGTGCTAAAAAGGCTAGAGAAACTAAGACAGCAAAACTTCATCAGAAACTTACGGAATCTGTACGAATTGAAGAATTTTCAACACATACTGATTTGAACGCACGTATAAAAGCACTTGATCCTAGAGGTACATCTCGTAAACCTGAAATGAGTAACGGGTACTATGAATGTTCACTTGGAAAAGATAAGAAAAAACAGGATGCTTCAGAAGTCAGAAGTTGGTTGGCTGTACAGGGAATTGTTTCTTGGGGAACAGGTCTAACTAATTATTTGAAACCAGAACCACATTACGGTAAAATTGCCACTCGAGTATATACTGGCTATGATGGAGATACTCCCACATTCTTTCTCCGATGGGTCAGAATTCCTTCAAAAGAAGAACTTTAACGATGAGAACGTCTACGACGACTTTTTCGTCTTGCTCCAACAAAACCAGATATATGTGCTTGAATCGCACGAAGTTCTGGTAACCAGTATTCTTTATCAGCTGGAGTCCGTGCTAACTGATTTGCTCTAACAATTAAATCGTACACTTCATTAAATTTATCTTTTAATTGATCTTCAACAACCCCAATTAAATCTTCAGATGGAAAGTTAGGGTCTGGATTATTACGTCGCGATATTTGGGGAGGTCTACGCGGAGATAATGGAGACGGTGCTGTAGCGTACTGAGTTGGTGTAGGTGAACCAGGAGTTTGTAAACCGGGAGATTGTCCGAAAACTTGAGATAGTCTATCCATTTATATTTAACGCTAAAAATGGATTTTACAAGTCACAGTTAATTTAGAATAAAAATGTTCAGCTTTAATGATGGATCAGTACTCAAAAAGTACCCCGCAAGGTATCTTTTAGCGCTTGATATCTGGAACGGTAATCGTCTTCGTGACGAGAACCATGTTTCTCGAATCAATAACAGCCTGGATTCTGTAAAGGACTTGGACAAGCAACCTTACACTGTTGCTGTAATCAATGTTGACGGACAAGATCGAAAACTCGTGATTGACGGTCAACATAGAATTGCTGTTTTGAAACGGTACTTTGAAGCTCTGGAAGTTCCAGACTTTGATGTGCTTATCATTGAAAAAGAGTTCTCTGATGAACCTGAAATGATTGAATATTTCAAGATTATCAATCAAACGAAGTCTATCCTGTGGAAAGATGATCCTGTAATGGTAGCCAACACGTTTGTGAGTCTACTTTGCAAGGAGTTCAACAAGGATCCTAAGAAGCCATTGATCAAGCCCGGTAAGACGAATAAACCTTACCTGTCAGCCGATCGTGTACGTGAAGTCCTGATTCAACGCCATGTGGTAGATTGGAAACAAACTCCACAAGAATTTGTTTTGCGGTGTCGCGAAATTAATGATTCAAACCTTGATTTGGATATGTCAGTGACTAGCAACAAACGAGCAAAAGAACTAAAATTTGCTCTGGGTGTCATGGACTTTGCGTGGATGTAAAAACTGTGTCTTTCGACAAAGAAAACGAATTCTTTTCAAGAAATCTTTTTTATCAAAAAGAATGGAGCCTTTGACTCGTGCCAATTTACAAGGCTTTAGTGCTCAGGTTGCTGAGAAGAAGCGCATCGCAGATGTGGAATTCTACGTGGCGCAGGTTTACGAGCAGGTCAAGCGGGCTGCTACATCTAACATACAACCCCGTGTCCAAATCCCGGTTTTAAACGGGAAGTTTAGGGTAACGGACAACATGCCAGATATTATGGCCAGACTTCGAACCTTGTTTCCAGATTCAAACATTGGAGTTGGAATTCTGCCAACTGGCGTATATTCGAAGGGAGTGGAGACCATGCAAGAGTTTATAGTCATTGACTGGTCTTAAAACTATGTCTTTCGACAAGAAAACGGAAACTTTTACAAGAAAGTTTTTTTATGGAAAATAAAATGTATCACGTTTCCAACCCTGTAACACGTGAGTACTTGCTTGGTCTGAAAGCTCAGACTGATGAAGAGACTCGTGTTAAACGTGTAAATGAGTACGCACAACACACCTTTCGGCAGGTTATAAATACTGCTACAACTACTACGCAGACGCGTTATCAACAGCCGCTTCAAAAGCATGATCCACAATACATCAGAGACAACATGCCTGATATTCTGGACAAGCTTCGAGACCTGTTTCCAGATTCAAAGGTTGACTTCAAGTCTCTTTCTAGAGGCCAAGATGGAAAAATGTACGACATCGCAGACATTGATGAGCGGATGAAACCGTTCATCAATACCCAGTTCAACCAAGACTTTATAGTCATTGACTGGTCTTAAGTGTCGACAAGAAAACGGAAACTTTAGAAGATTCCTTTTTTTATGGAAAAGAATGGAGCATATCAAACGTTTTGCGAAATATGTGTTTAAACAACTTGGCGCTGGTTTCAGCGAACGAGTATATCACAACGCAATTGAAGTTCTTCTGAAAAAACATAACGTGACTTTTGAATCTGAACGTGTTATGCCAGTTTTGTTTGAAGGTGTTGAAGTTGGTTCTGTAAGAGCCGATCTTGTTATAGAAAATAAGATTGTAGTTGAACTGAAACGCGGATCATCTCTCAAAGATAAGCATACAACCCAGTGTTTCATGTATATGAAATTGCTAGGGATTACTGAAGGTCTTGTAATCAATTTTCCAGAAAATGATGAAGACGAGGTCGAATTTCAAGAGATCTGTTCTTCTCCAATTTGTAGTCGTTGTGGGCGTGATAGCCATATCGCAAGTGGATGTTATGCCAAGACACATGTTAATGGATATCCTCTCTAAAACGGAAACTTTTACAAGAAAGTTTTTTTCATACAAAAGATGGACGCAAAAGAGTTACGCAAGTTGTACAACCACCCTGTGTGGCCGTCTCCGAATGCTCGTGTTGCGGCAAAGAGACTTGGTTGCCAAACCAAGCGTCTTACTCATGAAGAAGCCTTGAACTGGCTAGCACGTAGAACCGGAAGAACTCTTGAGGACTTCCTCAAGATGGAAAAGTATCAAAGTTGGAGAGTACTTGGATGTACTCATCTTTATTTTGGTTATGATGCCGTACATGATCCGATTCACAGTCCCTACAGCAGATACTGTAGGTACTACTGAAAACGGAAAGTTATTACTCATCAAAGATTATGAAAAAGAAATGTGGAAGTGGATCCTGTTTCTGATAGTGTACACAATATGCTCTCAGGCTACATCAATCGCCACACCTAAATAATCTTTTTTTACTATAAATGGACCCTAGATCACAACATGCTAAACAAATGGCTCTAGATAACTTATTCAGAGACTGAAACAACTGGAATCTGCAAAACCACAACGAGAAGAATTTTATACTGTAAAAGAAGTTGACTCTCCGGAAACGGATTATTCTTTTGTAAAAATGTAGATGTTAAATCCCAGTAAAATGGAGATGTCTCATGTAGACAGGATGTTTGCGCTCAGAAACGACAGTGATGTCACAGTTCTTGTCGAGGACGTCAATAAGAAAAAAATGAAACATTACCTTCAAAAGCACGACGGAAAAAGTGGTCGCGTTTATTTCTATCTAATCAAAAGGTGGAAGGTTGTGAACGGCGAGAAAAAAGAGTGGTGGTTCGTAAATGTCGGCTTTAACAGGCTGGACAGGGACAGAGCCAGACTCAGAGAAAAACGCAAAGAGTTTGGAATTTATGGCGTGTTCAACGTGTCTTTCTCATTGATTTGGGAAGGGGAATTTGAGCACGCGTTTGCTCTTGAAAGGTTTATTCACTACACCTTTAAGGAGTACCGTCGGGAGACCAGAAAGATGAACTTGACCGTAGGTATGCCAACAGTCATTTCACGGGAGTGTTACAGCCTAACAAGCAAGGTCCAAATTCTGGACTTTATTACTCACGTGTCTGACCATTTTGGACCACTTGCGTAGTCTTGTGGAGACGCGTCAGGTTTTTTTTCTTAAAAAAATATTACATTGTAATGAGCTACTTAGAAGCTGTTCTTTTATTAACAACTTCACATGAAATAAATAATGGTAAATTTTTCAAGTTTTGCGATCAATTTTTAACCATGAAAAAAAATAATCTGAGACTTCATATTTTTATTAATAATTCAAATCATGATCAAGAAGAAATATTAGACTATATTTCAAAACTTTTAATATTTAAATCAGTATCTATACATAATTTAAATATTCCACCAGAAGTAGATGTTTATATCAGAGATGAAAATTATTTTGCACAAGTTCCACCACTTGGGTTAACATCTGGTCCAAATCGTCTATTTCTGGATGCGATTACATATTGTTTCGATAAGTTCAATACTGTTTTAGTACTGGAGACTGACTGCATACTAAAACAAAACTGCTTTGAAGTTAGTAAATCTTATATAGAAACTATTTCAGATTTTCTTATTTCGGGATCAAGGTATATAGGTTCTTCTATGGCAAACAATTTTTACTCACCATTTAATATACATTTGAATGGAGTAGCTTTTTATAATACAAGATCTCACGAGTTTAGAAATTTAGTTGAAAAAATGGAGCCCTTTATTATGAAAAAAGTTAAAGATAACCCGAGAAGAGCTGTTTCATACGATTACGCGTTTACATTGTGCGCATTGGAAGAGTATGATTTCAAAGTTGCTAGACGATTGTTGAGTAAGTTTATTAACACAACCTTTATATTAAACTGTTCTCTTCCTGCTGATAGTGAAATAACCTTTGAAGAAATAAATACTTTATATCCAAAACATGTTATTTTTCATACAAAAAGGAATTATTAGGATTTGTTTCAATAATAAAAGAAGAATCTATAAACATTTTTGAGTATGCTTTTGATATATTTAAATTAAACGAAATGTGATTATCTGTAGTATACTTATTACCAGTATCTAGCACAGCTGTTTTATATACAGCAAAGCCTCCAAATGCGGAATTTACCGGAATTAGTCCGCTGTTTTTAGGAATATGAACTTGATATTGTTTTATTTTTTTCTGTTTCACTTCCATATCATCAATTCTGTACACTTGTTTTTTATCGTCAACAAGAGACTCGATATCGTAATATTTGTACGTTTGGTTGGCAAACATTGCATTGAATTCCGTGTTCTTCCTAAAAAAATCGAATGACTCCGGTTTCAGGGGTGTTTTCAAGGAAATTAGCGGATCTATTACCATCATATAGTTAAAGGATAGTTTATTATCATGTACAAATTTTAAGTACAAGTTTCGTTTTGCGTGTTCTTCTGTAAAAGTTGTCTGAATTGTTAATGAATTTTCATGGCGGGTAGACCATTCAACCAAAGAACTCTCAGAATCTATTACAAATACAATAAATGATTTTTCAAATAGTGACTGCAGACATGATAAATTATTCGAAACTATATCCAGTTCATCATCTGTATTCATAACAATACAAATACACACCGAACAGTGTATTTTTCTTGGATTGTTGGAGACATTCAGTTTTAGTTCAGTATTACTAAGTAAAACTGACTGTTTATTCTCTTCTCTGGAATACGCAACTTTTGATATCACGTCTGCTTTTTTTTGCGGTGGTAGAGTCGTTCTTCGTCTGTACATATTATGATAAAGATGCAAGATAATTTCTCTTCATATATTGCGCAGTTAAAAACCAAACATAAAGACACTATATTTAATCCGTTATTTTTTAATGGCTGTTTATCAGACACTGGAGAACTTATTATAAAACCGACAAACCTTTTTATTTTAATGACACCTACTGAACAGTTTGTTAAAGCTTTGAAGCTAAATTTAAAAAATCCAAACATAGATTCTGTAACAGTGTTCTCTAATTTTAATGATGATGAACCGGTAACTCACGATAAACTTAAGTACATAAAGTGTTCAAAATATTATGGTCTACAACTATCGGATGTAACCTGTTATTTCAAAGACAACGAGATAAATATATTTACGTACAATACAGTTGTGCTTGATTTTAATTCGATCATATATTCACACTATTTGACAAAAACACAATTTGGCATTTTATCGGCTAAACAATTTGATGGAGATATTCCAGGTGATCCACGCCTTCTTAAAAATGCTTCGTCTTACAATAATGTTAATACAGACTTTAATGGGTTTGTTGTTCCAGGAAAATTACAAGACTGTGATTTATTTTTAGATATGTACGGATCTATAAACTTATTAATTTCATATTTGTCAAACTATGACGTTATAAATCTATCAAAAATCTTACTATCATATTTATTCGAAAAAAGAGTATATGAAGACACATATATTTCAGACAAATTTCCTGTTATATATGCACCTGTTCAACTATATTTTATGGAAGACTTAAATGTTGTCATTCCGCAAGAAGATGTCTTAGAAATATTTAGCAAAGAAATTGTAGATTGTGTCACAATAGAACAACCTGTTACGCCAGAGTTATTGCCTATAGAAGATCAAGAGCTGATAACAAACATAAAAAATAAAATACTTTCAGAAATGTTGTTAAGTTATAAAGTTAAATACGAAAAACAAGCTGAAACTGTCAAACTTCAATGTACAGAACTTTACAACAGCACGAATAAAAAAAATACAAGGGAACTATCTGAGAAGAGAAAGAAAAAACTTCTAGAATTAGAGCTGTTTTTCGAAAAAGAAGAAAAAACCCGTATGGAAGCCTTAGAAATTCAATACGAAAGGGAAAAGGATGAACTATCTCGCAAGTTAAAAGATGCTGAGAGTCTAGCAGAATCTGAACTTGAGAAAAAGATGTCTCTCGGACTTAAAAAAATTGATTTTGAACTACAAAAAAAGTTGGACAGTGAAACATCAAAGGTAGATAAAATTATCGAAGATAGCAAGAATCGTGCCCATCTATCCTTCAAACATGAAATCGAAGTATTTACAAAAAATGCGTATGAGAATTTAGATGAACAAATTAAAGAAATACGCGAACAAAAACTTCAAGAGATTAATCAAGAAACAACTTTAGTTAGTGCTTCTCAGCTACATAAAATTAACGAAGAACATCAAAATGAAAAACGGCGGTTGGATACGCTACTGAAAGAATTTGATGATTTTAAACGTCAAGAAATTGAATCTTTATATCAGACAGAATATCTCGAAAAACTTTCAACTTCTCTTGTTGAAATTAAAACATACGTTGAATCTGTAAAGAAAGAAAAACTAGAACAACTTCATCTAGAATTAAAGAATGAAACCGAAGCAATGTACACGACTTTGCGAACAACAGAAAAGTTTAAGATGAAAGAAACTGAGCACAATGTCAAAGTTTATGAACAAGAATCCATTAAAAAAATTGATTCGTACATTAAAGAATTAACTGTACAACGAATGAAAACAGAAGAACTTCGTATTGACAATGAACTCAGAGCACTAAGAGAATCTAAAAAAAAAGAGATAACAGAAGAAGAAATTGCTAAAATTAAACAAGAATGTTCTGTTAGTAAAGAAGACCTGCTTAAACACGTTCAGTTAGAAGTTGAGATTTTTAAACGTAATGAATATGATAGATGTAAGCTAGATGTGGAAGAAAATATACGTAAATTTCATAATGAAAAGATGGAAGAGCATCAAAAACTTCTTAACGCACAAGAAATTCAACGTAAAGAAGCTCAAGAAGTTGTACTAAATGAAGAAAAAGAAATCAAACTGCGCGAATTAAATGAATTAATGAGTGTAAAACTATCCGAACAATCTACTGAATTACATTCGTATAAAACTGAACAACTAAAGGAGATTTCTCTCTTTTTAGAAAAATTTAAAGAAAATGAGTTAGCTAAGATCGAATTGACTAAGCAAGTACGAGATAATGAATTAAAAGAAAAAAGAATTGAACTAGAAAGGGAGATTGAGAACGAGGTATCTACCAGACGCCAAGGAAAAATTAAAGAAATTAAAACTGAACTAACAAGAGAAAGAAGAAGAATATCTGCTGAACTGGAAAAACAGTTTCAAGAATCGCTTGAAGCAAAAAATAAGGAACAAGAAAAAGAGTACGCTTCTAAGTTAAAAGAAAAATTTGTAATTCTTGAACAGGAAAATGAAACACTTATTGATAAACTATTGAGTTCTTCTAAACGTCAGTATGAAGACTTTCAGGAAGAACTCAAAAAAGAAAAATATCATCTGGAAAAAACGGTAATTGAAGAACACAATAAACAACTCAGAGAGTTGGAAGAAGAATATCAAGATAAGATCGATTTTCATAAATCATTGCTAAAAGACTCTATAAAGGAGGAACGTCAGAAATTATTAGCATCTGAGAAAGATGGTATTGCTAAAGAACTAAGTTTGTACAAAGCGATGCGTTTAACCGAGCTTGAAGAAGGAATTACAAAGGAAACAGAAAAATTTAAAGACGAACGGGTAGTGAGCATTAACCGAGAGATTCTTGCCTATAAAGAAAAAGAGATGGAGGCAATGAACAATGAATTGGCTCAATGGAAACAGACACAAGAAGATCTTCTTAGAAGAAAATTTCAAAGTTTATACAGCGATCTAAATAGTTTCGAGTAATAACTTATTGGTGTTCTTAATCATTTCAGATAGATCTAAGGGAGTCAGAACTACACTTTTTGTTGGTCGTTCGAATGGATCGGAAATTCCAGTAAATCCTTTTAATGTTCCAGCTCTTGCTTGTTTATACAATCCTTTAACATCACGTTCTTCGCATACGTCTATCGGAGTATCGACAAAAATTTCTGTGTATTTTCCATACTTAGAAATTAATTGTCTATTGTATTCACGGTCTGCTTCATAAGGTGCGATATTTGCTACTAGAACTAGACCACCATGACGTACAATTTCAGAAGCAACATATCCAATTCTTCGGACATTCGTAGATCTATCTTCTTTAGAAAACCCAAGTCCTTTAGAAAGATTTGTTCTGATTTCATCTGCGTCTAACAGAGTAACTTCGCGTGAAGGAAACACTTCTGCTAATTTACCCTTGAACGCATTTGCTAAAGTAGATTTACCAGATCCGGATAATCCTACAAAATAAAAGCAATGTCCTTTTGGTCTTGTATAAAATTCTTTTAATGGTTCCAAAACTTCGGGATAAGAATACCATTCAGGAACGGATTCTCCGGATTCTAGCATTGACCTAAATTTAGTTCCTGAAATATTTTTTACTGTGTGACCTGCTGATTCAGAAAGAGTCTTATATTGTTGAACATCTTCACAATATACAACTTCTTCAGATGTAACAATTTTAATTCCAATAGAATCTTCAAGAGATTTTGCTAAGAGTTGAGCATCTAGAGGACCATAGAATGAAGAACCGTCTTTCTTTTTATAGGATGGACCTGCGTGATCTCTACCTACAATGAAATGTGTACAACCGTAATTTTTTCTGATCGTGGCATGCCATACAGCTTCACGAGGTCCTGCCATACGCATACTTAGAGTCAGAATAGATAAGGTAGCATTACCCAAATATTTCAAAGTTTGTTTATAACATGCCATTCGGACCGGAAATGGAATATCACATTCTTGAGTGACACCTTCTACCGGATGAAGAAGTACCGGTAGGTCTACAGCAGATTTACGGATTAATTCAATGTGAGAACGGTGTAAAGGATTACGAGTTTGAAATCCAATAAATGAACCTAGTTGACGTACTTCGGCAGGTGTACGACGATATTCTTGAAAAGATAAATGTGTAATCGGTGTTTGCTTCACAAGTCTTCCAGAAACATACCATTTTCCTTTAGTTTTTTGATATTTGATGTAGGGATGAGTATCATCTGTACAACCAAATACAGCTTGCCATTCTGCTTCCAAATCAGGTTTCCAGCATTCACGAACATCTAGAATAGCATGTACTAATCCAGTCACATCTTTCAGGGTTAATAAAGATCCTACTTGAACTTCTGATTCAACAGCACATACAATAGGAATTGGATAGGATGCGGGATCATCAAGACATTTACGATATTCGTCTTGATTCATATATTCAGTTAATGGAGCAAACGAGCCATTAAATAAACATTCCAAATCACACTTTTCACGTTCATCCAGAACTTTAGTCATTGGTATAGTATACTCCCAGAAAAAAGAACCTTTAGTTTAACCTATCCTTTTATAATTCCTTGAACTCGTAGATCTAATCCTTTCATAGTTTCTAAATATTCTGGAGTTTCGCACGGTTGGAGTTCTGATACTCTTGGCATTACCGTAAATTGACTACATGTTCCTTTAGGAATACCTAAATAATCATCAATAGTATCAGATGTACAGATTTGTTCATAGTGAATAAAAAACACATTTGGAACTTTTTTCCATTCACGCATATGAACCAAACAACCTACAGGTTCCCTATTTTCTTCTACAACAAGTTTTGTATACGCTTCAAAATCTTCAAAGTTTGCCGGAAGATCTTTAGAATGTTTAATACCTTTTAATTTATGTTCGTGGATTGATGCGATTGTTGTATTTCCCGCTTTTCTTCGAAATAATGAACGCATAGTCTTATCCATGTCTCCATAAATGTATATGATTCGTGATGGAAGATCTTCTATTTTTGATGGAATAGTATGTTTTAATCCATCTAGATCTCTGGAACAGTTTGTAGGAATATATTTACTAATAAATTCCATGAAAGTAGTTGTTGCTGATCCACCGTGCGAAACAACTTGAAGTCTTTTATTATTATTTGTTGTTACAGTCGAATAGCTGTCTATGAGAGTTTTTAATCTGTTATAAGTATCATCACTTATTTTCTTTTTAACATATTTACCAAATGATACCAAATAATTATCGATAGCAGTATCAATAGTATTATCGTCGATAGTGTTTGAACTAATAAACTTTGCTATTTTTTTCAACTGAACCCTCGAGTCATATACTAGTGAATCAAAATCAACAAATAAACAGTTTTCATTGTTTTTATTTTTCTCAATATCATTGTGAAAATTCTCACAGGATTTTAGATAATTCTTGAAATCTAATACAGATAAATAGTCAAAATAATCTTTGTCTGAAGGCAATGTACATGCCATATGATCAGTTTCTGTAAGTTTTTCTGTTTGATGGACAATTTTTACACTGTACATAAGTCTGACAATGGCATCAAGTTGTTCTACCTTATCTTTTCTATACAGAAATAAACATTTTTTTATACCCGTGAAATCAAACCCATTTCCGCCACATTCATGTTGTAAATGTATTTCAGTTTTGTAACATTCACGTGTTCGTTCAAGCATGGCACATCCGCAAAATTTTAAGTTTAACGTTCTTAAAAATTTTACAACAATATGACGGCCACTTCTTCTTATTGAATATATACACATATCTACCATATTGTTATATTTGATACTAACATAAGGTTTTATTTGTTAAGAATTATCTCTCTCTCTTGGATTTCCTTATCAGACAAGCCACCGTACGACCATGTAAATCTAACTAAGGGTGGTCTTGTGATATTTATTAATGGCAAATATGCTGTAGAATTAAATTTTAGAATAAATGCAGCGTAAGCATTAAATTCACTAATTAATGTCATATTATACTTGAAAAGTACATCAAAAACATCTTTTGCTCCATGTCTAGATTTTATATACTCAATAAATTTCAATGTATCTGTTCGTTCAAATACGAATGGAATACATAACATACCTTCATATTGAGGTTCAAATCCTAAAAGTTCTTGGGTTGGGGCTTTCCAACATATAGCTCGATCAGCAAGTTCCCAGCTACGATAGTTCCAGAACCATTTTCCATCTTTATCTTTAAATGATTCAGGAGTAACATAATCGCTAAACATTAGATCAGAATCTAATATTAGTATCGAATCGGCATCTGTGAACTCAGTCCAGTTTAGTTTTACGACCTGTTGCCAAACATAACCGGAAGGTTGTTGCATTCTTGGAGGCCACTTGGTAGGAACATCCTTATAGAATAATTTAACTGGCATAATATCTAAAATTTCTTGAGGGATTTTGTGACCATCATTATCAGACACTAGTACAACATCTCGAAATCCGGATGCAAACTTTTTTATACTTCGGATGCAATAGATTAACCACATAAAATCCTTGTGGTACGTTTTGATGAATATATCCGTACAGGCCATTACTTTACATTAAGACTAAATAATGCTATAATTACCGAATAAAAACGTAGTCACAATGTGATAGTTTATAATAATTTTTGTAGTTTAGCTCGTATAGTAAGTTTAAGATGTCTGTTCTGCTAGGCGATGTATCATGAATTTCTATTGCTAACACTGGATTGTATTTTTTTATTGTGTTTAGCATTCCTTTAATACATTGATACTCATGACCTTCCACATCAATTTTTATATATCCAATATTTTCTAGATTTAATGAATCAATATGTTTACACTCTATCTTTAGAAGTTTTTTAGCTTGGTTGCTAGAATCACAAATTCTAAATGCGCCTTGATTTTCTTTAGAATCGTAAAACGCATTCATATAAAAAATATCATCCTTATCCGATCCACCAAAGTTAAATGCCATAACATTGCTGGACTTGTTTAATTTTATATTTTCAGTTAATATATCATAAATCATTTTCTGGGGTTCAAAGGAGTATACAATTCCGGTCGTATATGTCGAATAAATTATAGAATGAGTACCGATATTAGCACCCAAATCAAGTATATTTTTAGAAGGATCTATAAATTGTTTAACAAACGACAAAAAAAATTTTTCGTATAATTGATTATTTCTCAGAGCATCTGAAACACAGGTATCGTTCTTATGGATTACAAATACAAATTTATTAACAACCACATACTCCCAATCCGGATTTGTTATCTGTGGAATGCTACTATCTCTAGTATTGAGAAGAGGTTTAGTATAAAATTCATGATGTAGTTTATTCATCTCTGTTTGCGTTTTTAAAAGATTCATATGTTCCATTTTATATCAAAATAAATAAGATTTTTTGTAAATTATTACCGTAAATTATTAAAGAAGTCATATATAAGTTTAGCATTTTCATATGTTTGTAAATGTGAAGGATCTACCATCGAGATTAGATCTTTATCATTAAAGAGTGAATCGTCTCGAATAGTAACTTTATATGTTAACCCAAATGTTTCTACATCAAGATTAAATATTGGTGTATCTCCCCCACCCAAAAAATTAACCTTAATACACTTTTCAATATCTTCAAAAGCTACACTGATTCCCAGATGTTCGCATAATTCTACGAATAATACCAATAAAAGAATAACTGATGGATGACCTGGGGAGTGAAATAATTGTAAATCCTGAAAGTGTAATTCTATGAAGGATTTAGTTTTATGAAAATTAAATAATTCACATTTCGTAAACAGAATTTGTTTGGAATTGTTATAATTTTTGAGTAATTCCTCTCCAGTACACGGTTTATGAGATTTGTGAAATAAATCGTGTGAAAGATAATGTAATTCTAAATTCGGAATCAAACAAAACTTAGTTCTATCGAAATCCACATTAAATGTCTTGTAAAATCCATCTTCACGAGTTTTATCAATGGTGTTAAAAGGAACAATTCTTGCTATATTTTCTGCCACAATTATATCGGCCTTTTGTACAATATCTTTAATTATTTCGTGATCAGGTATAGGCCCATTGGCTGAGATGAATGTAATTACATAAATCATGTATATATTATAATCAGTAAGTTGACTAAAATACCACGCAAATGCTGATCCTCTACATGCTGAAACTATCAAAAGATTCTTGCTCGATGCATTGTTTTCGTAAATTAAAAACTTATTTTCTGTATTTAATCTGTTTATCTCTCTAATTAATTTTGCCTTATGTGCCATTATAATATATTAATGTTAATAATCTCACCGATCAGAACAACTCTCTGACGAAATACGTTAAACACTTCTGATAAACTCCCAGTGTAAATATTCACAAATCTTCTCCCAAATTTGATCGTGAGAAATCAGACGATCTCTAGACTTTAGGAGAGGAAAGTATACTTTATATTCATCTAATTCTAAAAGCTCAAAAAACTTGTATAAGATGTAGGAATAAGATAAGAAATTAGTACGATCATTAGGGCAATAAAGAAGAAATGGGGCCTGTATTTCATTAAACATGGTACGTATTTTCTCTTCAATCTCCGGGGTGATTGTGGGCGGTGGGTTCCCATTGAGTCGAGATAAGATGTGGGCGGCATTAAATTAAAAACGAATCTACTGTTTAACTTCTAGTTTTGTAATTAATGGGATGTATTTATAGAATTTTAAACAAAACAAATGGAAAATCATATATAGGTCAAACTGTTTACGATAGTCCACAAAAGAGATGGAATGTACATAAAAATATTTACAAGCAGGAAAAACACCAAGAATATCTTTATCGCGCAATGCGTAAACATGGTTTTGAAAACTTCGAATTTAGCATAATATGTATATGTAAAAAAGATGAACTTTCTGAACTTGAATGTAAATATATCAAAGACTACAATTCGCTTGGAAAAAATGGTTATAATATGACATCTGGAGGAGAAGGTAGACGAGATTGTAAATTATCAGAAGAAACTAAGAGGAAGATTTCTCTTGCTGGAAAGGGTAGAGTTCCATCAGAAGAAACGCGTAAGAAATTATCTATGGCAGGTGTTGGTCGTAAATTAACAGAAGAGGCAAAATTAAAAATGAAAGAAACTGTATCAAGGAAGCCTAAGCCAGAAAAATTTATCAAGGTAAAACTCCCCCCTTCTGTAAGAATTATAAAAGACTCAACTAGGGAAAAATTAAGAAACAATATGCTTGGAAAGCCAAAAAGTGCAGAACATATTGCAAATGTAAAAAAAGCCAAACGAAAACTTTCGGAAGAAGATGTTCTATATATACGCGATAATCCAGAAAAACTTCAAGGCAAGGATCTAGCATTGAAGTTTAATTTAAGTAGGACTTCTATATCGCGAATTATTAATAAGAAACGGTATATCTAGACACTTCTGATAAACTCCCAGTGTAAATATTCACAAATCTTCTCCCAAATTTGGTCATGAGAAATCAAACGGTCACGAGATTTTAGCAGGGGAAAATATACCTTGTACTCATCTAATTCTAAAAGTTCAAAGAATTTATAGAGAATATACGAATAGGATAAAAAGTTTGTTCTATCATTTGGACAGTATAATAAGAATGGTGCTTGAATTTCATTGAACATAGTTCTAATCTTTTCTTCAATCTCGGGAGTTATTGTAGGAGGAGGGTTCCCATTTAATCGACTCAAAATATGCGCTGCGTGCTCGTAGTATTTACTGCGATTCAATTTTTTCAAGATTTCACGTACATCTTTTTCGCAAAGATCAGCTACGTTTTTAATACGGCGTTTCCGAATTTCCAGAACAACTTCATTCATCAAGTCTTCGGGAATTATGGTAGATTCTTTTGCTTGGAATTGATTCAGAATTTCGTTCAGATGATTAATTTTTTTGTACGCATAATTATTTCTTTCTTTTGGAGGATCTTTGAATCCGGTGAAATCAGAAACAACCATCATATATTCTTCAGATCCACAACCGGGACAAACTAGAATTCCTTCAGATAAATTCTCTTCACGAGCTATGTTACAAGATGTACAATGTTCAGATTCCATACAGACTTTTTCAGATCCTGTAAACAATTTCATTCTGGATAGATATTCATCAAATACTTGTTTGCGTGTAGGTCCACCTGAAGTTTGTTGAATTACATATTTCATAAAAGTATTTGATTCATTTGTTGTGGGAGCTGAATGTGTTTCTGTTTGATCGTAATATTTTAAGAATATATCTGTATTCTTTGAAAAATATGTTGAAACAGATTCGTCTAAAAGTTTTTCTTTTAATTTTTGAATTTCAGTATAATTTCGGACACATTCCAAAGTATCTGTTGACGTAGAAGATTCCAAGATTCTCAACTGTTGTTCTAGAGACTTTTTATCTGTTTCTGAATCTTTTAAAGAAGACAACATTGATTGATGTACAGAATCCAATGTTCCTCCCAAACTATCTTGCTTAACTTCACGAGAACGTTTAACACGAAACGTATCGCTCATTTTATCTATCTAAAAAAGTATTCATTAAATAGCTTGAAGCAAAAACAGAATTCCTACCGCAACAATTATTGGGGTTGCTGAATCATCTTCGAACGATTCTACATTTTTGCATACAGAAGGATCAACTTTTTGACATAAGTCAGGATCGTAATCTGGAGATAGAGTTGTGTTCAAAAATCCGTTAGATAACCCAGAACTTACAGGACAAGAGTAACATTCGCATGTAGGCACTGAGTCTGCTGATAAAGAATTGAACAGAGATACTGGATTCAGACCTTCAACATCTTGAATCATTCCGGGAATCAGACCATTAAAATCTGATGCTAATCCGCCAAGATCACGACGCATCGATTCAGGTAAAGCTTCTGCCGCATCAGTAACATTATTTACATAATTTGATCGTGATTGAGAAGATCCATCAGGAGCTGTACATGTTCCACCGGTCTTTACAAAGAACCGATTTCCCATAGCAGGACCACTGATCAGATATTGAACATAAGTTACAATTCCATCAATATTTCTTGCGATTTGAGACATTGAACCATCAGAACCAACTCCCAAAGCTGAAGGACTTTGAATATTATCTACATAACTGTAAGACGGTCCCATTACAGAAGTTCCAGTACCCCCTGCTACTGAAGACCATACAGAGTTATCCATTATTTAAGAACTCGGAAACATCTTTGAGGAATTTGGTATTCTGGTATAGACACGGTCTTTGCTTTAATGTAGACAGAATAGTGTCTTTTAATTGAAATCCAAAATTTTGACATACGTATGTCAACGCCAGGAACCCACTGCGATTTATTCCCATCTGACAATGAACGAATATTCTCTTTGAAAAATGATCTCGCAAATAAGAATCCATCACATCTTTAAATTGAGGATACCAATCGATAATACTGACAGTTTCAGAATCTACAGCTTTCAAACACGTATATTTATTCGGAAATTGTTCTTGAAACCATTGCGGAGAATTTTCAGGAAATGCGCAATTGATTACATGAGTTATATTATTTTTTTCTACAAAGTATGGTGTTAACATAGAACCAGGTCCAACAATAATTGTCGGATGAAATAATGCAGGAGGATCCATCAAAGCCCCTCTTGAATTACAGTTAAATAGTTTGATTACATTCATTTAATTTGTCTTCCTACTTTTTCTTCTACGATGCTTACGTTCGTAGTCTTACGCTTTTTACTACGTCTTCCAAATCCAGCATATCCACGTACTAAGTCAGCTGGCCCGCGTCCGGGACTTCCCGATTGACCTGTCATTGCACCATATACTTGTCCAACAGCTGTTGCCGAAGCCTGTAATGGATAAAATTCATATTCTACTCCATATTCTCCTCCATACCGTTTCTGCATTCCATATGCTCCAACCGGATCGCCAACCACGGTAAATGATACCATTTTCTTAATTTTATTCCATGTTGATGTATCATCATTTTTTAAAATAAGTGTTACATTGCCATTAAAACTACCATTAGCACTTCTAGCAGTATATTGACTGCCTTGTACTAATTGATCATACGGAACTGCCATTTAGAATATAGTGTGAAAAACAGCTGTGAATATGTAGGATAAAACAACTGCGGCCAGACCAAGAACTGCCGCACCGGTATATGAAACTACGCCACCTGATGTGTACGTGTGAGGAATATGTTGAAGAAGTAATGTTCTTGGAGTTGACATTGAAATAGTGAACGCGGCCAAGAAATAGGAAATGTATCCTAAGAGACCTCGAACAGAATAGCGCAAAATATTGAATTGGGGAGTGAAGTCGGGAGCTGGTTTAGTTTGCTGAGGAATTGGTGTACTAAACGGATCACCTCCGCCCGTAGTCATCGGAGCAAATTGTTGTACAGGAGCATTTCCAATAAGGTCCGATAAATCCGTAGAGTCCATTTATTTAGAAGGAGATAAATCACATGCCGTATCCTCCACGCGATAAGTTACGCATCGTCCATCGGCCTTGACTACTTGTCCTTCGATATCTTGCGGGCTCATAGCTAACATTTTCTGCCATCGAATAGGACGATGAAATAACATTACTGATAAACCGATGCCGACCAAAAAAGAAAAGAAAAATTCAGATCTTGGATTATGCAAGATGTTTCGAATCATTTATTACACCTAAAGAAATAGCATTCGAAGTACATTCTGTTTCTTCAGATACTATACGTACACAACCACCTTTTTGAGTTCTGAATGTAGATACACCCGGTGTTGGTAATGCTGGTACAACTCTGAATGGCGGATCAAAAATAGATACAATAAATAACCCAACAATAAATCCACCGAATACCCACATAAGGGATAACATTTATTAAATACGTCCGAAATCTATTACACGTCCTTGCGATCCCGGATTTCCTCCATCCAACGCAGGATAGTTATCTCCCGGAAATCCACCGTCAATGCTTGTTACTATAAGAACTGGACAACTACAAGGTGGATTAGGAATGTAGGTAAGCTGATTCAGAACAGGAATACAAGGAATCACGCCCTGAATTAAATCTACAGAAACTTGATGATTTCTATACTGAACCTTAGAGGCTTTTGCGAGAGTAAGAACTCTGCGTTGATTGATGTATGCTGAAGCTGACATTACTTCTTTAGTTTTCGCTTAGGTTTAATTGTAGGTTGTGGACCAGCTTTCAATTCATTAAAACGCTGACGTGCTTGTTCGATGCTCAAACCCCTGTACACTACTTCCAGTTTCAGTTTGAGGAAGTTGTCCATATTGTACTCCTGAAGGTACATTTTTTACAGCGTTCATCCATGGTGTAGACTTATAATCAATAAACTCAGGTGCTGGAGGCGGATTTGGATTATACGATGAATACAAGAAAAAAAAGAATCCACCCACAACTAGAACTAAAGATACTAAGTTAAACCCTAGAGAAAACCACGAATCTCTGATCTGTCCAGATCTAATCAAATTATTTTCTAGACGTAGTTGAGACGTTTCTTCAACTAAATTAAACATCTTGCTATGTAGTAAGTGAATAAAATGATCCCAGCAACCGTATTGCTCGGGAGTATGGCTGCCGGTGGCTTAGGTCTCTACCTAAGAGGATCTACCGGCCCATCTGAACTAGAAAAAACTGTAGATGATTCTGTTTCTGCTGTTACTGAGCAAGTTTCTGCTGCAACGCAACAAGTTTCTGCTGCAACGCAACAAGTCACAGAAAGTGTTTCTGATTTTGTACAGAAAGATAATAATGCAGAACCCGTAGCTGTACCAAAACCCTTACCTGCGGAACCCGTGGAACCAGTACCTGTGGAACCCGTAGAACAACCCGTGGAACAAGAACCGGTGGAACCCGAACAACCTGTAGAAGCAGAAGATAATCCTACAGGTGGACAACGTGGTGGTTACGGACGTCCTACATGGGCTCCATTGAATTCAGGATCTTCTTTAATGCAAGCTTTAGGTGTACAACCCGGATCAACTGCTGGAAATCTTCTTGCTACAGCTACTGGCTCAAAAACTCCTCAACAGATTCAACAGGAATTAGTTACTACTGAACAACAAATTAGAGCATTAATAACTCAACAATTTCAAACAAATGAAACATATACCGAAGAATTGAACAAATTTAATGGAGATGTTGGTACTACAGGTATTCGACAAGACTATCTTGAACTTGTTGGTCAAGTTTCCTACTGGAAATTTATGGAAAAACTGAGCAGTGATAAGTTAAGATCATTTAATGGTGTTCCAGAACCCGCTGCAGCAACTACTACAAACTTACAAGCGGAATTTGACAAAGAATTTAAAAAAACTGAAGAAGTTGGCTCAGCACCTAAAAAAGAGTTTAAGGTCTGGCTGAAAGACAGTATTGAAAAGGTTAACGGAAGAAAAAAAAAGAATTTTAGAGGAGAGAAACTACCTGCGACTGAAGCAGAGTACCAAAAATGGTACGCTGATCTTAAAACTAAGGCTGCGACTGGAACGGCAACAGGAAGTACCACACGTATGACAGAAACCGAATATACTGCAGAATTAAAAAAAGAGATCGATGCTGCCAAAAAGAAAGAAGATTTTATCTTTAAAGAATCCATGAAAAAATCTGAATATGATGAATCTGTGGCAAAATTAACTGAATTGCGCTCTAAACGTTCCGAACTTTCGACCAAACTCAAAGAACTTAATGAAACCAAAAGACTTCTCTTAGAAGAACTTTCTGCGTACAAGGTTCCTCAATCTTCATGGGATAAAACAAAACAACCTGAAGCTAGATCAACTGTACCTACAGGTGAAGAACTCAATAAACTACTGGTTGAATATAAAGCAAAACAAGAAGAGATCAAACAAAAACAAGTCCAGATTGACGAGGAATTATCGTTGAAACTTCAATCTGATGGTACATTATCTGACGCTACCACATATAACTCATTAAAGGGAGAATTGACTACCTTGAAAGACAACTTAAAGAATATTATTGCTAAAATTGAAGGAAGGTCGGAAGATCAAACTAGACAAATCAGAGCTCTAAATGAACTTGATATTTTTATTAAACAATTGAAAGAACAGAAAGTTAAGGCTGTTACTGTATTCGATAATCCTGACTTTCGCAAGGTCTTTGATATGTTAACTGTAATGTCGTTGGACCCAGACGCAAAATCGTTCGTTGTAAATCTGGACAAATACTCTAACTTTTTTGTTACTACAAAAGGGTTTTCTGCGTACAACGGAGAAGTTCTAGATAAAGTATTATATTTTTTTAAGAATTATACGCAATTAATTTCAAACCCAGAATCTCAAAAACTTATAACTAATTTTGCTACTAAATTTGGCTCAACTGTAGGACAAGTTGATGATAATATTAACAATGCAAAAACATTTTTGGAAAATTCTGGAGATACAACTACCGACGAATTTAAGAAATTAGATGATACACAGCGAAGAATCCTAGAAGGACGTTCTACTGCTTGGCATACATTTTTTACGGATTCTGATACGTTGAAAGCTATTCCTAAGGCATTCTCCAGTGTTTTATTCAAAACAGAATTAGATAAACTGGTAAAACTAGAAAGTGTAATCAAACGCAGAATCTTAGATAAGATGGATAAGACTAAATTCGAGACAGCATCTACCGGAGAATCATGGTATACTAGGTACATTCCAGATGTTTTGGCGTGGTTTAAATCAAAACCCGCAGATAGAAAACAATTCCTACTTGCATTCTGTAAAAAATTTAAAGAGGAAAATATTCAAAAAATAGAGCGTTTTGATAAAGAATTTGAAAAATATGAAAAATTAATCACCGAAAAGGCAACCAAGGGTATAAACGGTTCTCTATTAACCATGTCCGATGCAATCAGTGAACTTGAAACAATTATACCGAAAACAGAGAAAGAAAGAGATAGGCGTCTAGACCCAAAACTAAAACGTAGAATTCAAGCTGATATAGATGATTATACACAACGTAAAGTTAGACTAGAAACAAACTTAAATTCTTACAAGAATGAACGTAAATCTTCTATGCAATTAAAAGAGATAAATAAAGATCTTATTGCAAAATTAGACTTGTTAAAAGATGATGAAAACTGTTTGAAAAATGCTGAAGCAGTGTTGAAAGATATACGTCTGTTAAATAGATGTGATGAGATTTTTCAGCGTATACTAGCTGAACAGAAAGATATACTAAAGGATCTACCAAAATTAGAACAATATTTGCGTAGTGCTTTAAGACAGCAGGGAGATTTTTCTCCCGCTGAAATTGAAGATTGTATTAAACGAAAATTAAAACAATATAAAGTTCTACCAAGTCCAAAGTGTAATGCGATTGTACGAAACTGGTTAAATAGAATAGGAGACCCAACTAAAATAACTATAGATGAAATTTCTTGGTTGACAAAGAAAGGAGTAACTGATGAAGAATTAAAACAATGTGTAGAGTTTTTCAACTCTAAAGGAGAGAATATTGTTCTCCCTCCCGAACCATGGGGTGCTCCAAAACTTCCCGGACTTACACCAATTGTTATTACACCAGGTTCTGTAACGGATACATCAATTACACTTTCTTGGACTGGTGCTGATGGGGCAGAGTTTACTTTAGATGATGGAACGAAAGTAACGAAAGTAACAAGTCCCCATACAATTAATGGATTAAATCCCAATACAGAATACACATATAAAATTATTGGAACATTGGGCAAAGACACTGTGGAGTCTACTATAGTAGTAAAAACTGATCCAGCACCTGTACCAGTAAAAGATGCCGGAACAGAGACAAACAGATTAGGAGTATGTCTTGAAAAGGTTGGAGACTTATTTTTATGGAATGGTAATACGTACATGGTAGATTCTGTTATTGAAAAAGATCTTACCATTGACTGTATAACTAAATGTACGGCACTTCTTGGAACGGAAAAGTATACGGTAGAACTGGTTAACAATATTATCACAAAATTTGAAAAAGTTGGTCCGATTTTAAACCGCTATGTAGACTTAGTTACAAAACTTCCTAAAGCAGTAGGTACATCTCTTGAAAAGTGGAGAGTATACGATACACTAGGTGACGGAAATTGTTTAATTCACGCATTTGTACAAGCAACTAATCCAACCTATAATGGTAAAACTACTGCGGAAAAGTTAGACTTTGTTAAAGATTTAAGATCAAAGCTTGCAGTGACAACAAAAAGCGATGGAACACCATATTTTCGCTCGAACCGCATTAAGACTGACGGCGAATGGTTATATACTGAAGATTTAGACGATTTACTTAATCTTGTACAGACGCAGACTTCAAACAAAAAATTAGTAGCGTTAATTTTTGATGCGAGTAAAAGTACTGCAACAGCAAATAATCCTTTAGGGTTATCACTTTCTTTAGGATCTTATAAATTGAATACTATTCCGGCTGATACAGATATAATTTTCATTCATGCAAATGCTACTCATTTTTCCTCAATTTCAGATGATCAAGGAAACTTTATTATGAAATATTCTGAAGCTATTAAGATACCCGAATTAAAACGAGCATTGAGTCCAAGTCTTTTTCCAACTATGGAATTCGAAAAATTTAAAGATGTAATAGAGATTGTAAAAAGTGGAGGTGGAATTATAAGTAGTGTCAAATACGAAGGAAGAGATTATGTATTTAAGGATTTAAGATATCAGAAATCTCCGACAGGAGAACTACAGCCAAACGCCGGCGACTGGGAGAAAATCCTAGAAGATATTGAGAGTGATCCCGTTTACACTAACATGAAAAATGATAAAAATACTCACCTAATTTCACCCTTATTTTTAGTGCTTGATCGTTCTGGCAACAAAATTGGATATACTATGAAGTTTTTAGATAAATCGTACGTCTCACTATCAACTATTTTACAAAAACTCCTTACTGAGCAACAATTGAAAGAAATTATAAAAGAGCTGATGCTTGCTTACAAAGAATTAAAAAATTCTGGAACAATGGCTTGTCCCGACCATGCTAATAATATTATGATTTCTAATTTTGGTAAGCCGAATCAACATACTGTAATTATTGATTTAGATGATACTGTAATAAAATGTAAAGCTAACACAGAACAAGATGCTCTTAATGGTCTTGGTTTGATTTTTGATGGTTATAATACACCAAATGTAAACCTACCAGATTCATTCAAATGGTTATTTAATTTACGGGGAAATGACAAAATATTAAACCCCGGTATAAATACGTTTGATGACCTAGAAAAATTAGCTTCTACTGCTGTTTCACCGCCT